CAAAATTACATTTTTTGATAAGATTGCCCGAACTGTTGAAGAGTATGTGGCGAAAGGCCAAGAGTTATACATTGAAGGACGAATCAAATATAACAAGTGGACCGACAAAGAAGGTATAGAAAAATGGTCAACCGAGATCATCGCTCAACACATGCAAATGGGCGCCCATGCAGGGAAAGCCCAACCAGTTTCTTCCACTGGCGACGAGGATGAGTCGCCTCCATTCTAAGGGGGGAGGGGGGCTTCGGCCCCCCGATCTTTCTTGGCAAAAGGACGGGGAGCAGGTCTTCCGGATATACCATCTGGCAAGATACTTGTGGCCTATACGTCTGGAGTACACGCCAAAAGGAGGTATCCAATGGGAAGAGTGGTTCAAGAATCACACAGCCATGACACTAGACGAATTCGTTAAGTGGTCTAATGAGCAGGGATTAAGAGAGAAGTTTAGAAACGTGAAACACGCGAAGCACAGAATAGTGGTTACCCAAAAAGAAGAATTAATAGGAAGGAAAAGATGATTTCTGAATACCAAAAATTTATTCACAAGAGCCGATATGCAAGATACCTAGATTCAGAAGGGCGCAGAGAGACATGGGAAGAAACCGTGAATCGCTACTGCGACTACATGGGAGACATAAGTGGTAACTTCCCATCGTACCTCCGGCAGGCTATCCTTGATATGGAAGTCATGCCGTCCATGAGAGCCTTAATGACTGCTGACCCTGAGACCGGCAGCGGGGCATTGAGCAGAGACAACATGGCGGGGTACAACTGTGCTTACCTTGCAATAGATCATATAAGGGCATTCGATGAATCCCTGTACGTCCTATTATGCGGAACCGGAATAGGGTTCAGCGTGGAACGACAATGCATCAGCAAATTACCAGAGATTGCTGAAGAGTTTCATGACACCGATACCACTATCGTAGTCTCAGACAGCAAAATAGGATGGGCAAAGGCTGTCAAAGAATTAGTTAGCCTCCTGTACCAAGGAATGATTCCCAAGTGGGACTTGTCCAGAATAAGACCGGCAGGGGCTAGACTCAAAACCTTTGGCGGGAGAGCGTCCGGACCTGACCCTCTGGAAAGGCTCTTCAATCATTATGTTTCCACCTTTAGAGGTGCGGCAGGCAGAAAACTTAACAGCATAGAGTGCCATGATCTGATGTGCTGGAACGGCGAGAGCGTGGTAGTAGGGGGAGTACGCAGGTCAGCAGAAATCAGCCTGAGCAACCTTACAGACGAGCGTATGAGACATGCCAAGTCAGGACAGTGGCACCTTGAAAACAAACAAAGATCAATGGCTAATAATAGTGTCTGCTATACAGAGAAGCCTGATATAGGAATCTTTATGCGTGAGTGGCTTGCGCTCTACGAGTCACGCAGCGGAGAGAGGGGCATCTTCAATCGAGAGGCTGTTAAGAAGTTAATGCCAGAGAGAAGAGATCATGACTACGAGTTCGGAACTAATCCATGTTGTGAAATAAATTTACGGAGCGCTGGTTGTTGCAACCTTACAGAATGTGTGGTTAAACCAAATGACACCCCAAAAGACATAGAGCGGAAGGTAGAGTATGCCACTATTCTAGGAACCATACAGTCCCTACTAACCGATTTTAGATACGTCAGACCCATCTGGAAGAAGAACGCAGAAGAAGAAAGACTGCTAGGTGTTAGCATGACTGGTGTATTCGACTGTCCTACAGTCCTTAACGCTTCACCTGCACAGTTAGAAAAGTGGAGAGACGTAGCCGTCAAGACAAACGAGAAGTGGGCTAAGGAACTAAACATCAATCAGTCTGCAGCCATTACTTGTATCAAACCGTCAGGCACCGTGTCTCAACTCACTGCGGTTGCGGGGTCAGGCTTACATCCCTCGTACTCACGTTGGTACATTCGAAGGGTAAGGCAAGACCGCAAAGACCCCCTCAATCAAGCACTCATTGACGCAGGGGTTCCGTTTGTGGATGACCCCTATGTAAATGAGTCTATTGTTTTCTCTTTTCCTATGAGCGCTCCTTCCAAGTCCATAACTAGGAATGATATCTCCGCAATAGAACACCTTGAAATCTGGAAAAGATTTGCATTGCACTGGTGCGAACACAAACCAAGTGTTACAATCTCGGTTGGTGAAGACGAATGGATGGATGTAGGAGCATGGTGCTACAAGAACTTTGACATACTAAGTGGGGTCAGTTTCATGCCTAAAGCAGATGATAGCCACTCGTATGAGGTCACCCCTTATGAAGAGATTACTAAAGAAGAGTTCTCCAAGATCAAAAAGGTTTCAAAGATCGACTGGGATTCCATCGTCGAAAATGAAGACAACACAACCAGTAGTCAGGAACTAGCATGTTCCGGGGATAAGTGTGATATCTTATGAGTAACCCGTATTGCAGATTTAGGCACGGTAAGATGTTACAGACTCGCGGAAAATTCTCTAAAAGAGATGGTGGGCTAAGACAATACTACCACTGCCGAAACTCTTACTGTAGTTACACCACGCTTGAGCCTAGAGTTGATGCCAAATTTTTTAAAGAGAGGGGGGATGACTACTATAGCCAACAGGCTCTCTCAGAAAGTAGTGATACCATGCATCTTGCGTGCTCAAATTATCCCAACTGCGAAACAGAGGGATGCGGAGAACACTAATTCTTAGGAATGGCACAAACGAATGGAGGTGGATGGACGAAGTGCTCTTCGCAGATACGCCAGAGGGAAAGAGAGCAAAGTGGGAATACATCAAGAGCCTGCCGGAGATGGAGGAGGTGGTGCTTGAGACTGTAAAACACTTTGGCAAACTTAAGGACATAAAGGTTTATAGAAAATGAATTCTCTAAGTCTATTCTCAGGTGCAGGAGGCGGCCTCTTAGCCGAAAAGTATCTACTGAACTGGAGGTCTATAGGGTATGTCGAAAACAACGTCTACTGTCAAAAAGTCATCGCTCAAAGGATCGAAGAAGGCTTCCTTGAGCTCGCCCCCTTATGGGGAGACATTGATGAGTTCATTGAGTCCGGTGCGGTTGACCAATACAAAGGGCTTACGGATGTGGCCGACTCCGACAGCGCGGGACCACAAGGATTCGGGCGACAACCTGAATCTGTACCGTCACGACCGGCAGTCAGCCCAGCTGGGGATAGTTGCCAAGAGGACCGACCCGACTGGTGGGAGCTTGAACCCGATGTGGGTCGAGTGGCTCATGGGGTGGCCTCTAGAGTGGACAGGCTTAAAGCCATTGGAAACGGACAAGTTCCACTTGTGGCTGCAACAGCATGGAAATTACTAAGTGGACAAGGAACGCAGCGAATAACCCTTCTATTATGAGAACACAGTACGAGTCAGCGCAAGACAGAAGCGTGGAGCGTCATCTAATTAATGAATTTGTTTCCACTGAAGCAAAAAAATTACCCGTCTCTTACGGATTCGATTTTCTGGTAAAGAACGGAAGAGTATCGTCAGTATGGGAAGTTAAAAGAAGAAGCAAAGCATACAAAACTTGGTTTGTTTCTTTGCTCAAATTATTAAAAGCTAACCAATATGAGAGCCTAGGTATAGAGGCTTATGCCTTGGTAGAAATTGAAAAGGTAGCGTATAAGGTGCGCTTAACTGAAACTCCGCATTACATTGACTGGGGTGGAAGAAAAGATAGAAATGATTCTGCAGATCAAGAGCCTATGGTACACTATAGATTATCAGACATGAAAAAATTACCATGATTCCAGAAGAAAGTAGGTGGGTATGTAATGACTGCGGTCATGTATTCTATGAGGCAGATCCAAACATGTGTGATGAATGTGGAAGTACAGACATAGACGAGGTAGAAGACGATGAAACTTATGATAATACCTGATCCACATGCACATACGGATTATAACAATGAAAGGTTCAGGGCGGTGGGTCGGCTACTCATGGAAGAGCAACCTGAGTGTGTAGTTTGTTTAGGGGATTTGGCTGACCTGCCGTCTCTGTCCTCTTACGATAGGGGAACCAAGGGGTTCGAGGGGAGAAGATATAAAAATGACGTTGCAGCGGCAATCGACGCACAGGAACTCCTGTTCGAGGAAATGAATCGCTACAACGCCAGAAAAAGAAGGAACGGCAAGAAGCAGTATAGGCCACGCCTAGTAATGTGCATAGGCAATCATGAAGATAGAATCACCAGAGCCATCAATTCACAGGCTGAATTGGATGGAACTATAGGAATCAAAGATCTCCAGTACGAGGGGTTTGGTTGGGAAATTGTCCCCTTCAAGTCGTGCATTAAGATAGAAGGAATAACCTTCTCGCATTATTTTACTACTGGGATCTCTGGAAGACCAATCTCTAGTGTCCACATCGGGCATACACTAATTACTAAACTTCACTGCTCCGCCGTTCAAGGTCATTCACATCTGTATAACCATGCAGAGCATACGCGCCCTGATGGTCAAAAAATCTTTGGGTTAGCTGCAGGTTGTTTCTCTCATCCAGAATACTCTGAAACATGGTGCAAGGATACCGAGCATCAATGGTGGAGAGGAATTGTTTTCTTGCAAGAGCTAGATGGGGAAGGATACTACGATGGAGTGAGCACCGTTACCCTAAGAAAGATTATGAGGGATTATTCATAATTTTTTTAATGCAACCGGATGGGAAAGCTGTAATGCAAGACCACTCTCCCTTCTCGTCAACAGTGGTAGCAATCTTTACTATGTCTTCATCTTTATGAATCAGATAACCTGTTGTCCAGAACGTGGGTGGGTTTACTTCAGAAGGCTTTTCCCACCCTGAAGTGCCTAAGATATCCCGCCACTCTATCTTTACTAACTTTGGGTGTCGAGTTTTCTTGTTCTCAAACTTCAGAACCTTTGCTGCGTTTGCCATCTAGATACGCCCTTCGAAAAACTTTATAAATTTAACCCTGCCAAGTCTGATTTGCTCTCTTAACTGACGAGTCTTTTCTTCTTTGGCCTTATTGCTCATCAACCTGCTTCTATCTATCCCGGCAATCCTCTTATATAAGTCAGCTTCTCGGGCCTCTTTGCGCCTCCAAGTCTTCTGAAGTTTTGCTAACTCAAAGTCTTCGCTCTTAGCATATCCTATGTACTCTTCTGAGGAAACACCATATTTAGTTTTGATGGAATCTCTTATGTCAACAGCAGTATCAATAGCCCTGCCGTATTCCATATCCTTTGTTCGGATATCCCACCTTCTAGTAACAGTCTCGTCATGGAAGTAGCGATAAAGAACTGGAATCTTTCTCCAATCTATATCTCCAGTTTCCCAATGGGTCATTTTCCCCGGGCCAACTAATGCAACGCCAGTATCTAAAGTCCCCCTTACAAACCTACCCAATCCACCTGTGGCAAATTCCCAAAGATGCTCGAGAATATCAGGTTCAACACTGACCATTCCTTCCTTGAATTCTGTACCACCTGTCATTTTGTTTACCCACTTCGAGATCCATTTAGCCGTTGGGCCAGTAGAATTCCAATATCTCTCGGAGGGTGGATCAACACGCCCATTGGGGTAAGGTTCTCTGTAGATAGGATTACCCATCCAGTTTTCATTCAACCCTAGTTCTATTAAAGGTGAAGCAAGAGTTGGCGTGGCTGTCTTTAGAGTTGACTTAATGAAAGAGTCACTGTTCCCTAAAGAAATTGGCATGTAGGATTCCATAGTGGATGAGACCATATGCCCTGCAACCTGCGGGAACGTAGCACCACCTAACAGCATGGTCGCAAACGCATCCCCATATACATAGAAGACTCCGAATCCATACGGAAGAGGAACCTTTTGGAAGTAGTCAAGGCCCGGTACATAGACATACATGTATCGGCTCTTCTGGTTCAATCTTATTTGTAACCATCTATTTCTTCCATCTTCGTCATCACCAGCCGCAAAGTAATTGAGCATACTCTGGGTAAATCCCATGAGGAAAACACCCTTCATTAGATTTCGAACCCTTCTAGATCTTCCAAGGGTAGAGATAACTCTTGCACTACCTAACACTCCAGCCCGGAAGAAAAGATAGAGCGAGTTCCAAGCCATAGTTTTTTCACCACGCTTAGAAAAGTCAACGGTTAGTTCTCGATAAACCCTACCTGCTCTGGTCGTGGCTTCTGATTCTGACATACCATTTTTTATATACTGTTCACGTACTTGCTTAAATGCAGCCAGACGAGTAGCGTTTTCCACAATACTATTCATGTCACTAACGTAGGTGCCTAGCGCATCGGCATACTTCCTGAAGCCATCTCTTGTACCATCACTAAGAACTTTCTGCATGGTTTTCTCGAAGTCTTGCACGTTCTTCCAACCTGCAAAATCTATTCGTCCACCTACAGATGCAGCCAATTCCGCCAACCTTGCAAATTCTGTGCTAGTCCTTTCCTCTTGTGTCTCTCCCCTAATGTTAAGCCAAAGACCTTTCATGGCCTTGGGGATATCTTTAACTATCTGCTTAGAAGACATATCTGAGAGATCCAACCTTGTTCCTTTCGTTGTTTCTCTAAATCCTTCAATGTTAAATATTGCTGTAGCAAGGTCTCGAGTAAAGTTAGTTGGAATAAATGCAAGATCCCATGCAGTACGCAACGCTCCCATTATCCGAGTGGTGTAAGCCAGACCTCTCATCGTCTGACCAGCAGTATCGAAAGCGCTTCTATTTAATGCCTGACCTATCTGCTTCTCCTTCATGAGGATCATCCATTCCTCACCATTCTCCTTGAAGGTTGCTACATGATCTGGATCTTGGAAATACTTAGGATACAAACCAAGGAAAGGTTCTCCTGTCTCGGGATCAATCCCTTTTCCTTCCTTAAAATCGTCTCGTTTTACTACAACCATCTCATCTACAAATGCTCTTTGTTTCGCACCTGTTATAGGATCAACAACATACTGAAGTTCATGAACCAACCTAGCCATCGTAGCAACAACCTGATTCTTATTTGCTCTCTTAATTGTGTTTTGTGCCTGAAGTACACTCCAAGCAATTACATTCTGCGCTGGTGACTTACGTCCAACTGCCCTCTTGGATTCCGGACCCGCTACATTTAGTTCCGCAACACTTAATGGTTCGCCAAACAGTTCATCTATGAATCCAATAGCTTCTCCACGTAATGGAACATATGTCTTTGAGAAGTTAGGATCTTTAGTCCACTTGTTAATGGTCGCCTGATCTATAAGACCCCACTCCAACATGTGAGACAGTCTAAAGTTATTGATGGCATACACATAAGTTGCAGCCTTTGCAAAATTCTCCATTTGTTGTGCGACAGTTGGTCCACCCTTGTCTTCTATTATTTGAAGGCGAGCCTCCAACTCTTTCCACTTCTCGCTGATAAGGGGGATCTCCTCATTTCTTGTTCCATCAGGATTCAACGGTACGTCATCTACAAGAACCCCATTTATCATTCTTCCTGCTAGACCAGACTGGTACTTTCCTTTCTTCGGGCTTCTCTTAAAGAACGTAGCGTTTCTATACGGTGCATGAGTCAAATACAAATACCAATGGAAGTCCTCGATCTTAGCCCTACCTTTAACCCCGACGCTTTTCAGAAAATCCCACATGGGCTTAATGTAGTTCTTCTGAAGTTGATCTATATCATAAACATTTTTCATTCGAAGAGCAGCAGCACGCTCACTCGGGTTTGCTTTAATTGAAATTTTAACCCCGAATCTTTCCTCGAGGACGTTTACCAGCTTATGAATAGGGGTATCAACATCAATAATCCACTTCTCCATTGTTGGTCCAATACCAAAACCAACTCTTCCTTTTCCCGGTACCCAGACTGTAAATTTTTTACCCTTCCTTATTTCTCTGGTATTTGGGTACCAATCAACTTTTAATATATTACCAAGTCCACTTGTCCCAAGTGCCTCCCGCATCCAATCTGGAAAAAACTTGGACCCAGTAACAGCTTCCACCACAGGGTCAGTATCTATTGCCCTATGCCAATCAGATTCACTAGCCATGTAGAGGGGTTGGTTCAACCAGTTGGCAACATATACACTGTCCTTAGAATTCTCGGCGTGCTTGGTGTGCATCCTGACGGCGGTCTTTGCTAGGGCAATTAAATCTGTAGCCGTAACTAGGTTGGGCATCACCATCAACTTGAGTCTGGCAAACCCTGCAACTATGTGGTCTAGTAGTGTTCTCCAGAACGATGTATTCTCTGGAGTGTTATGTTCAACATAGTATCCAAAGGTCTCTTCTAGGACTAGCGCTTCTGATGCATCTGGAGTTGTCTTCTTGAGTGCTTTTCTAGCCTCATCCATCGCGTGCTTCATGGCTGGATCTGTTGCTGACATCTTACCTACGATATCTAGAAGCTGCCCATAAGCCTTCTTCCCAATGATGGCTTGCATTCCATGAGCACCAATCTCGTGAGTTACTACAGGAACAACGTACTGTCTTGGAAGATTATCAGAAACTAGCCATACTTCATTATTATGTGATACCCCCCTGATTCTGGCTGCTCTGTGAAATTTTACTGGAAGTTCCTGCTGGTACCTGACGATATGAAGGATGTTCCTTATACCTTCCCCGAAGGCTTCAACAAGGATGCCAGATAGTTCATCAGGAGTTATCCCGCGCTTCTTCACTTGGTCTCTATCCAGAATAACAATAGAGCCATCCTCAGAGACTATGGAATCTGCCTCTACAGAGAAATTGATCTCATCCTTCTTAACAGAAGAGTAGGCTATTGTGGTGGCATCATTATACTCTTTAGCAACAGTATTTTTTAGATCTTCAAATAACTCCCTAAGATTTTTATATCCATGATCAGCCATCTCCCTTCTAAGGGCGACGGGAATAAAAACTTCACCATACTTATTTCTTTTTCCTAGGTTAGGATACTTCTCCATCAATTGAGACCATGCTTCAAGTTCTGCTATGAGCGGTCCAAACATTTGTCTATTACGTTTGAGAGCCTCTTGCAACTTATCAAACGGAAGGTCAGCATGAGTATCTGTTATAACCTGCTGCCCATACGGAGCTAGTTCTGGTAATTTTCTTGTCCCACGCATCCCTTCAGGAGTGGGAATTCCATCGGCTTCTCTTTTCTTCTGTAGCTGTGCGACATGCCAATTACCGGGGTTCATTCCCTCGTAGAATTTCTTATTGCCATATGCCTTCATGGCTTCTTCTAGAGTTAAGCGCTCCGAATGCATCTCGAGTTGATCGACACCCCACGGGTTGTATATCTGATACACAGGAATCCTGTTAACTTCTGTACCATCAGAGGTATAGGACTTACCCGGGTCATCTATGTAAATTTCATTGATGACTACCCCATATGCATTTGTCCATCTGGCGGTTGGTGCTGATTGATATTGACCAGCCCTTCTTTCTCCACCTACCAAGTCACCTTTAGGAACCCTTCTGTCGGCATCTGTAACTTTAAACTTTTCTTCCTCTACAAACATCCAAGGTGATTCATCTAACGTAGCTTGAAAATCTGCTTGACCCCTTATAAGGGCTGCCCCCATAGGCTGTTCAGCATTTCTTGCATCAATCTCTGCCTCTACTGCGTCTATTGAAGCCTGAGAATTTAAACTTTTTCCAGCCAAAAGATTTGCACTAACCTTTAAAACATCTTGGCCCAATGCAACATCATGTAGGGTTATATATCTGGTTCCAACGCCTGAAATTCTAAAAGTCTTAGGGCTAACCTTTTGATCAATAAATTTGTAATCAGGAACAAGAAGCAATACATCCGCATCCTTCTTTAAAGTCCACTGAGGAATTCCACGTGCAAGACTTCTCTTGAAAGCCCTCACTTGTAACTTCACTGCATTCCCAAGACCAACCTCCTTAATAGAAACAGTTTTTAAAAGAGGTCTTTGCGTCCCAAACTTCTTTTCTAACCATTCAATCTTTGCTTCTGTAGATGGCCCTGTTAATATTTCAGCACGGGGAGGTCTCTGCCTCGCAATCTCAACTTGAGATGGATTAAATACGGCCACCTCTCCACGGGTGAACCACCCATAATCTACATCCTCTACTTCCCCCTTCCTCTTTATAGTTCTTTTTCTTAACTTTCCTGTTTTCGTAAAGTCCTCTTCTGGAACAACCACATCAATATCAGGAAGAAGTCTTCTGGTGACGCCAAGTTCACTCTCTAATCTGACTCTCCCTGTAGCACTTACCTCGCTGACAGTGTATACTTTATTGTAATGGGTTTCCCCCTTGATGACTTTATATACCTTAGTCCCAACAAAAATCTCCTCAGTACCCGCAGCAGTACCCGGAATATATACATCATCTTCGGTATACTTAGGCTCACTAATGCGAGCCAAGAAATCACCCGCAGATTCATCTCTCTGTATAGAATTTTTCCTGATGTGTTCGTATATCTTTTCGACAGGAGGAATGACTCGATCACTTTTAGGATTAAAAGTTTCGGCGGATCTAGGAGACATATAAACTATATTGTCTTTATCAAATCTATATTTGCGGCCACCTGATGTAACAACCTCTATCATTTCTGGAGAAGTTTTATAATAAGTTCTGAAAGCAAATAATCCTTTCTGTATTTCCCCTCTCTCCTCTCGAGTTAATGTTTTTTTACTACCGAGATCTCTGTCCCAACCAAACCCTTCATACGGGAGGTCTTTATCTCTCGGGCCAATCTCTGCTCTAAAAGCCTTCCCTTCTTCAATACGAGCGCTCCTTTTCCCCTTCTTTACTTCTGGAAGTCTAGCCGTGTCTAAGAGTTCTACTTTCTGAAGACCGTTTTTATTGGCTGCTTCTATCTGCTTCGCTGACATATCATTCACTGCAGAGTACTGAGCAGGAACCCAATTAATTATCTTACCTTTAACATTTAATAAAGGTGCATCCCCCTTCCGAACAGTAAGATCAACCACCGTCCCTATTTTCGCTGATGCTCTCTGATAATTGGTGGTTACACCAGTATTCCTCACATCAGTCTTGTTTATAAAGAAATTAGGGGAAGGGATATCTTCGTCCATTTTTGCTATATATGCTTCTTCTAGCGCTTCTGCTCCTTCCGGAGTTTCTGTTGGTGTAAATACTCTGGGATCAGGAATCTCTAACGCAGAAATCATTTCATCCATCGTCACATTATCTAGATGGAGTGTATCTTTCTTACCGAAGGGTGTACCTTTTACCTCAACATTTAATCCAGTTTTTATATTAAATTCCATTGACACCATCTGCAGTGTCCACATAGGAATATTTTTTATACCTTTGAACTTTGTTTTAAGAAAATCTAGGCGCTCCCTCACACTATTTTTTACAGTCTCATTATGGAACTGCTGTGAGAATTCAATATCATTAGAATCATAAGCAACCAATAACTTAGTGGTGGGATCATAAATAGTATAATTACCAGATTTAGATACATAAAAATTCTTCTTCTCTCTTTCAATTGTTTCAGGTTTTAACTTCTTTGGTTTGCCTGTTTCTTCATCTATCTTTGTGCTTTCGCCCGGATTTCTTAATCCTTTCGATTTTCTTCTCTCTAAAATCTCGCGCTTTACCCTAATTACCCAATCCGGCTCTTGCGTGAGTTTCTTATACTGAGGAAGCAATTCTTTTGTATACTTCTTTGTTGTTTCCTCATCGACAAATGTTAGACGAGGGCTTCCGTACCAATCAACACCCTTTCCTTTTTTAGCCCCAATAGCATCCAGTTGTGTTGCTTTAGATGGAAAGCGGCTCTCGAACTCTGCTTTCGGAAGAACCCATACCTTGACACGCCCCCTAGAATCTTTCTTTGTTGGATGTGCTGGATCTACTCGTGCCTGTAGAAAAAGTTCAAGTTTTCTCTTCAGTTGATTATCAATAAATTCATTAACTGATTCCTGAGCAGTCTTTTTTGTTAAGTAATTGGATTCTGCATCCCCATGCCACATCTGATCTTCATCAATATCAGCAGCGTAGTCTTTGTACTCAGAAGAGTCAGTTATAACAAGAGTTTCATCTTTATATCCAACTTCACCGGCCTCAACCTTTTCAGGTCCATACTTACCTACAGTAACTTTAAGTTCACCGGGAAGACCCAATGTTTCCCCAGCTAACTTCCTCTCCTCCAACCTTCCACCTACACGGGCAGTTACCTCCACAAGGGCTTCTATAGGTATTATGTTATCTCGTATATTGGCAATTTCTTCATCAGTGACTATGTACTTATCAGATCTCTTCTTTAACTCATCATACACAGACTTCGTTTTTAGGGGGTACTTTGGACCAGTTGCCCAGTAACCCACCCTCTCAACTTCCTTTCCTTCTCTACGTTGACGCTCTTGCCTAGCCTTAACATCGGGAGACGCCTCCTCTTCCACAAAGTAGCGAGTAGTCTCAACTGGTATAGGTGGAGAAACTTGAGATGCAACGTACCCAATGTAATCTTTGTTTAGTTCTACAAATGGTATCCATTTACCATCAGGAGTTTCAAAGAATGATCTGATTAATCTGGCATCAGCCTCTGCTCTAGAAAGTTTTTCCTTGGCATCTTCTAGAACTGCAGTGAGATAGTCTCTATAAAGAGTTTTATCTTTCCAGTCTTGGTATTTTTGCCTCCAATTCTTTCTGATTTCTTCTTGTCTTTTTTTGGATATTGGTTTTGGTGGCTTTCTATCGGCGGCCTCTTGGAACTCACGCTGACGATCCAACTCTTTTCTATTTCTAATCCAAGGTGGTAATCCCTTTATTAGAACATGCTCACTCCATAATTCTTCACCTATATAATTTTTTGCAGCAAGAAACAGGTTGTCTTTAGAAGGAAGTGATTTAAGATTTAAATCTTTAAATGTGACTCCAGCCCCTTTAATTATTGCCCACAATTCCTTTTGTTTTATATATTTTTTATCTATCTTAGCCATAGCCCGAGCAAGTGTTCTTTTACTCTTGGCTACTCTTGCCTCTTCTTTTTGTGCTGCTTCCTCAACTGCTACCTCTTTCTTGGATAACTTTCTTACACCAACGAGAGTGTCTGCTCCTGTTCTTGTCTCAGGTTTCTCAACCGTGGTGTATTTAGTTGTGACTTTAGATTCACGAGTTGGCCCCGGGGCATCTTCCCCCGCTCCTTTTCTTTCGGCTGCCTCTGTTGGGGTTTCACCCCTTCCTCTTACCTGTCGGAAGGTTGGACGAGGTTTGGTTACTCCGGTTACTAAAGCAGTTAACTCTGCTTTAGCTTCAAGTCCTCTCTCCTCTAGTGCTGGATTTTCCTCTAAAGCCCTCGCAACCTTACGTTTAGCGTCCTCGTATTCTGGGTGTCCATCTGGACTCTTATTGTCCACTCCAAACGAATGCTCAAAATCAGCCATTATTGCAAGGTTTAATTCCAAATCTGCAGGACCAACAATTTTTGCATAGTCTTCAATGGTTGGATTTTCTAGATCATTCCATTTATCATTTGCCCGTACCCGTGCCTTCTTCAGTGCAGCAAGACGCCGATTAATATCTTTTCTTATTGCATAGTATTCAGGTTTCCTGATTAGGAGTGATGGTTCTTTCGGAACATCTGGTACAACGGGTTCCCTTCTCCATGCATCTATAGAATCTTGGATTTCTGTTACAGTTCTCTTAGATAGACCAAGACCCTCCCCGCCACGCTCTTCTCTATCCAACCGCGCTGATGCAAGATCAGCCATATCGAGTTTCATAAGAACTCCATTCAACTCATCAGCAACATCTTCCCCGGCCCTTCTTCGTGCCTCCAAAGCAACAGATTTTCTATGTAAAATTCTATAATCAAAATCCGCTTGAACTTGATTTTTACTTTGACTTCTTCTGGCTTCTCCGGGTACATCTCCTACAGGCGTGACTGTACGTGCGGCTTCTCTGGCCGCGTCTTCTAATCCTATCTCTGTAACACCAAATGTGGGGACGGCTCGTCCGGGCTTAGGTTCCGTTACTGTACGAGTTCCCGCTAATACATCCGCAGCCTCTGTGCTAAGAGAATCTGCGTATGCTCTTTTAAATCTTTCGAATCCTTCTGGATCGGCTTCTCTTCTGTCTATGGGCCAGAGACCCTCAGCTAATTCAGTTACTGTTGCTCCTTCTGTAGATCTAAAGCCGGGTCTTCTAGGGGGAGTAGGTGGTCCGGGGACTTCCTCGAGTGGGTTAGGAAGATCTGTGGCTGGTCCAGCGACGGGCGGAGTAGTAATCCTCCCGCTCATAACGCCGGGTATCCAACCTAGTACGGCACCCAGTAATCCACCAGTTGCGGCAGACTCAGTGAGTTCCTCTCTCTGCCACTCGGTATACTCAGCAAAGAGACCCTCTCCCTTGATGTAGTTAACTGCATTGTTCTCGATGTGATTCTGCAGTCGTTCAGTAAAGCCTTCAACAGCAGCATATTCCATAGCACTCAGGAAACCCTTAGCTACTGCATTATCAGTGCCAAGTTTTCTACCAAACCATACACCAAACGAACGTCCATGTCCCTTGAACATTAAGAATCGTCCGGGGTTAACCGCATCGAGTGAGCCAGCGATCAAACCAGCAAAAGCAGTTACTCCGGGTTTGCTCTCTCCCGATTCGATAAGAGCACTGGAATAAATCTCACCAGTATTAAGTAAGGCGCTGGTAGCTAATGTTCCAGCAGTAGCCCCTACTCTCCAACCTGCACGGCCACCAAATCCAAGACCCGGTATCACCCCAGCCGGACCTCCGGTAAGCGCACCTGCGGCTGCTCCAACTGCAGCACCAGCCAAAGCACCCATTGCCTGTACAGCAAGTATAGGAGCCTGATTAGCTATCGCATTAATTCCCCATAACGCATATGCGCCGGGACTTCCCAGTTCCTGTGCTTCCTTAAAGGTATGCGGTCCCTTATACTGCGCTTCAAGATCAGCCACATCATAGGACATTTCCTTGATCGTATTTCTAGATTTATCCCTCCAATCTAGAGCGAGATCATCAAAGCCAGCCTTTTCAAATAGAGACGCACCAGCCCCCTGAAACCACGCGGGTACAGTGTGTAACTGTTTTTGTCCTATCTCAAATGATAAACCAAAATCACCGCGCTCCTCTTGTTGTGGAACTTGTGTAGTTGGCGGACTCCATCTTTGTGGTAGCGTCGGAACGATAGCCATAATCTAGATTCTCATAGCAGATTGTACTTGTGTGATTAGTTTTCTATCTGAATCCGATAGCTGGTTAAATATCTCCTGTAATGATTCTATTACGTCAGCGCGTTTTGTTGTTTTTGTTTCTTCTAGGTATTGCTGCCAATACTGCTGACCAGCAGGTGACAATTGAGATACATATCTCTGCATAGCCTCTTCTTCTGCTACTTCAGCATCCTCTTTAACACTTCTACCACCAATCCCTCTTGGACCCGGTGTAGTTCTTCCTTCAAATTCCCCGGCTGTTCCGGGGACTCTTTGAGCCACCCCCGGGGTTGTTGCTGTTTCTCTTCTAGATCCTTCACGAGGATTGAATCTTTGTGTTCCTTGAGACGCTTGACTTATAAGACCCGGATCTAATTCCTCATCTGTCATTCCTATTACAGATGTTGGTTTACTAGGAGCAGCGAGAGCCTCTCTAAGTTGCTCCGCAAATTGACTTCTAGCTTCTTTATTTCCAACGAGGTCCGGGTAATTGTCTTTCAGTACTCGATCTATCTCTGTATCAAATTCTAATGGAGTTTTCCCTTTGGCAATCATTTCTTTCCAATCTTCTACAGCAGACTTGTTTCGTGAAATGATATCTAAGGCACCTGCCTGAAACGCATACTGTATCTTACCTCCCCCACCACCCGGGGCAATGGCTCCTAGAGCAGCATATGCTTCATTCCTTCTAATTTCTGCCTCTCGAAATCTTGTCATGAGCGACTCGGATACCGTATCCTCCTCATTAACAAGCGCTTCTTCAGCATCTATAACTGCCTCAAGAACTGTTTCATAATCACGATCAGTTTGCCCTGCTATCTTTATCTGAAGATCCCACATCCTTTCCTGCTGTTTGAGTTCTCCAGCCTTTCTAGCTGCTTCTTTAGTAGCGGCTTCCTTGTACATCACCCCACCGATATCAGCCTGTCTAACTAATCCTTCAGAAAGGGAACCCAATGCTCTTGAGATTTTTTCTCCTTTTGCCATTAGACTGCCTCCGTTTCAGGGGCCACTTGTACACCCATCTTTCTAACTGCCTCTTGTTGTGGGTAACCACCCTTTAGCGCTGATGAGGCTAGTTGCATCAAACCTTGTGGATTCATATTAGGATCGCCCATCTCTCCATATTTCTGGACAGCGTATATAAGGGCTTCTCCCTGATCATTCTCTTGCTGTTTCTCTCCTGTAGCCTTGTACGAACCTTCGTCTGCAGCAAGTTCAAATAGTTCGTTGACAACTTCAGCGCCAATTCCAAAAAGAATATCTCGAGATACAGGAGCCTCAGCCTTATCTGCTGCCATGACTTCCCTGTTTACCATTCTCCCTGCTATGTCTCCCACTACTTTGGGAATTTGATCTGCGCTAGTTCCTTTTATTTTCTCTACTATGGCGTTATAACCCTCGTCCCAGATAAAATCTTTGAGAGTACCAAGAAGCATATCAACTTGCTTTTCTTCCTCTGGAGTTAAATCGGGCATGTTATCTACCGTTTCAGCCTCAACAGGCACCGACTCAGTATTTAAAACTGCACCCTCTGTTTCATCCGGAACTGTCCTACCCGGCGGGATTGGAAGTCCTCTAGCTTGTGGTTTCTCTGGCATTATGTAAGCCTCTTTTGAGTGCCTTGGGTTATTAAACCGGGCCTACCAGAAGAAAGTGCTGAAGAGCCTTGACCGCTGTACGCAGTTGACCTTGGTGCGCTTGACATAAGATTCCTAGTACTGCTTCTTCCGAATGTAGGCTCTGAAATACTCTGTTGTAAAGCACCCGGAGCAAACTCGGCCAATGGATCTGTCATCGGAGCAATACCTGAAGAGTGCTTTTGAATACCTTCTACTAATCTTTGGTGCTTCTTCTCTGCTTTTTCTTCTTCAAGTTCAGCCTCTGTAGGCTCTAGGTAACCAGCAACCATTTTGGCTCCTGTAGCAAACATATTCATCTTGGTCATATACATGAGGGCATCTGCCGTAGTCATGTTTTTATCACTAGCTTTTCCAACATAGTCACCGACTATCTTTCCAGTGGTCATCGTTTTTCCACCAACAACATCAGGAACCCACCTTGCTTTTTGTGTCCCAAATGATCCGGGCATAAAGAAGTTACCTATCCCCTGACCTATTGTTGTCAATCCTCTTGTAAAATTTCCCGTACTGAATAAACTTCCACTGCCAAGAGTTCCTAAACTGTGCGCTCCTAGCGCAGAGACTCCAGCCCAAACAGCAGCAGCCAATATAAGATAGGGTCCAATCTTCTTGATTGCCTTTTTCAGTCCTTTCCCTATCTTCGAGACTGCCCTTCCTATAGATTTAACAATACCGCCCATAATCTACTCCTGTGGAATAACATAGTTTTCACCGATGCGTATAGCACCCATGTGTTCATACAGTGTTTTAGTTCTGTCAACATCATCCAGACCAGAACTTATACCTAGCATAATTTCTTTTACGCCCGGATTTTCTTTTGACCAACTTATAAATCGCCTCATTAACTTTGTCCCCCATCCATCCTTTCTAACAGAGCGACTCACATAAAAAAATAAATCAGTTGCCTGTTTTTTTCTTGAATACCACAACTGATGCGTAACTCCAATAATAATGCCACGGATCTCATCTTCCAGATCAACAACTAAAACCAAATGTTCGGCAGACAAGATACACACCTGCACATTTTTGCGCAAAATTTTTACATCGATAGGAGCCGTAGTTATTACAGACTCTTCATGACCCTCTTTGCAGAGACCAACTATTTTAGATAAATCTTTGTGCTCCGCATTCCGTATCATAAGTTCAGATTATTTCGCCCCACCAACAAGCCTCAAGTATTCAGCCCATTTTGCTGGATCTGCATCTTCACCAGCCATCATGCTGACAAGACCAGTTAGTCTAGATCTGTAACCTGCACCCTGTTCAGTGAGCAACGCCCTGCTCATTGCCCCACCTTCTGTTAATTGTCTTAATATAATTTCAGTAGCATACTGCATCTGCTTGAGGAAACGCTCTCTAGCCATTTCATGATTTATTTGTCCAGCTTGAAATAACCTCTGAGTATCTTCTTTAAGAATATCCATAGATAGATTTACAATGGTCTGTAATGCAGCCCCACTAGCCATTGAACTATTTGCAATTCCTCTCTTTTGAAAATCTTGTAGTATCTTTGTGCTTGCAGCTTTGAATAATGCAGTGTTAGTATTAATCATTTTTGGAAGTTGCGCTCTAATGGACATGTCATCCGTCATTTCGAATACTGGCATAACCATGTCTGCGTAACCTTCTGTAAAATTAAACCCTCCAATATTAGTTGGGTTGTAACCGCCTTTATTATCTGTGTTGCCTGTCGATGGTCCTGTTTTCTTAGAACCTCCCCCTTCCTGAACCTTGGCTTCATTTAAGTAATCAACGTAGGCTTGCCAACTGTCTTCACCACCACCGCTCTTAAATTCTCCAAATGATTTGGTATTAGAAGGTCTGTTGGCCTCTACGTTTGCTTCTAAATCCGCTCTTCTCTTTTCTGCATCTGTTCTCTTAGGATCGTTATACCATGCAACCGCACGCGCACCATTTTCGTGCCAATACAAATACCCCGGACCACCGTAGTCTACGCGAGGATCTCCTAGACCCTTTCTACCACCTGCGGCTGTGGTGTAATTTCCCTTACCCGGATCAGTCTCATGATAATTTCCGCGACTATTCCATAGTGAACCAGAATCACCACCATATAGACCTTCTTTGCCTCCTATGATGGAGGTGATTTTAGTAAAATCAAAATCTCCTGTTCCTGTTCCTGTTCCTGTTCCTGTTCCTGTTCCTGTTCCTGTTCCTGTGCCTGTTCCTGTTCCTGTTCCTGTTCCTGTTCCTGTTCCTGTTCCTGTTCCTATATTTCTAACATATTCCTCTCTATTCATTCCTGTGCCAGCCCATCCACCAAGACCTAAACCACCAGATTTTTTGAACCCGCTTTTATCTTCCGTTGTTCCGCCGCCCCCTATACCAAGTTTAATCCTTGGAGGACCGTCTTCTGACCTATCTGTTTTTCCTCCACCAACATATACTGAAGCTGGTTTTGGTTTATCATCCATATAAGCGGGCAATCCACCTGATGGGGTGCTTGGTTTCCAATCCCTATCCGCTCTGGTAGCACTAGGTTTGCTCGGAGCCGGGGTCTCATATGGGTCTTTCGTGGGAATGTTTCCAAAGTTGGGTTTTAATCTTTTGGCTGGCGTAACGCCCTTTCTATTGCCTCCCGGAGTATACGTGCGAGGAACCGTGTACATCCCTCCGCTGTCATCCAAGCTGAGAACGCCCCCCGGACCCCCCTGACTCTTGTTTGCTAATCCGCTTCTATGGATATCTGCTTGTCTCAGCAAGCCTACTTCCTCCGGAGTTACATAAGCTAATTCTGTTGGTAGGCTAGTAGATTTAATTCCTCTAAATTGTCTGGGAACTGTTACCCATTGGCTTCCTAAATCACTTGGTGGTCTTCGTCCTGCCATAACCTATCTCCTGACGCCTCTAGGCGTAAAATCAACGATAGCACCTTGCAACGTAATCGGCTTATCGTAAATAGAACTGTTCGCTATAATTAATCCCATGTTCGTTCCTATCCCATTTATCTTTACCCGCTCCGAGGCGAGTACCGTAACCCCTGTATTGCTATTACTTATATCATCCTCATTCCATTGGTCTGCCGCCACAGTCACAGAGTAAGAACTGGAGACAGGGGAGGTCTTTGGTGTATAGGTTCCACCGAAATCATAAGTAGGTGTAACCGTCAAAGTAGTAGATGTATCAGCGTTGATTTCTAGACCAAGTTCTCTGAACCTCTTCCTTGATCCGGGTGAATCGTAATGGTAGTACGCAGTTCTAACAAAAGAACTTACTGTAGCCCCATCAAAACTTGTTCCTGAATCAAGTCTCCTGACGTAGCCATCATCAAAACCTCCATATAAAACCTCAAACCCATTAGAGTCTTCAGCAGAAGCTGTACATTTAATCTGGTTGGTAAGAGTGAATGGCATTAAACCTTGATTCTTTTTATTAATAAACGTCATCTCGACGCCAGTTTTGTCATCAAAATATAATCGATATTGATTCTTTCCTCTTACCCTCAAAGAAGCAATAGCGTTATCTTTCTTGGACTGAATATATGGATCTATCTTATCGGAGGCTACAGCAGACTGGAAGTCACCAAAGTATTGGACTGTGAAGATAGAACTTATACCTCGGTCATCTAGGAAGAAAGTCTGATCCATTTTCTGCAGTGTATACGGTATAGCACCAGCACCCGCGTGAAACTTTCTAAGTTCCCAGTCAACAGCCGATGTCCCATACAACATAAAGGCATCATTCCTAGTGAAGACTGACATCACGTTGTTCACTTCTGTTGAGAATCCACTTACCGCGTCACCAATAGCAAGTTCTCCAGATCCAGTTATCACATTCCATTGGTTGGGAGCGGTAATACTGGAGTGCTGAATAGATCCATTCGTAAACGAATAGAATAGATGGTTCTGATGTGCAGCAATATGCTCTGGTGTGTCTGTATCCATCCCAGTTGTATTTTTTATAAACGTGGTTCCATCATACGAGAAACCATTATCAACAGTATTGACTCCAAACATGGAAAAACCACTAGTATCTCCACGGAAGTTATAATTCGCAAACTCATACAAACCACCGGGTTCAATAGTCTGGGCATACTGAGTCCCATCAGCTTTGGCAACCGTTACATTAGATGGTTGAGAAGCTGCTGCAATTTCAGCATACTTTATACCATTAATTTGAATATCTTCACCATCTGTCCAAGTGCCGCTGTTATTCTTTACAGAAAAATATCCCACTGCACTTCCATCCCACGCACCACTGGACAATCTTACGCTGGTTAAAGTTGCTGTTACACCAGAAGTGGCTCCAGTAATGGTGTCACCTGCCGTAGGTTCTGTGTCTCCATTATCAAATGACACTAGGGGCATGTTCAATGCTTCATCATCAACGAAGGTACCCGTGATGTTTATAAGAACCATCGTTCCCTTGGCACCAGTAGTCCACTCTCCATTATAGGTAATGCCCATCAAATCCCCTTGAGCACCTCCAGCGCCAACTATAGTAGTTGGGGTTCCTGTGTTTCCGGGGATAGGTTCACCATCTGCAGTGGTACCATCAAAATTTAGAGCAGTTCCTAGATCAACTTCCTCCCAGCCAGTAGATGTACTCTTATGCATAGCAGCGGTTGCTCCACCACTTGCATTCCTAAAAGCATACACATCACCATTAAACACCCATACACCGAGAACTGCCCCCTCACCGGGAACAATATTAATGATACTTCTCTGATCCTCAATAGCAGATTGAAGTTCAGAAACAAGTGAAGCATCTACAGCGGCATCCCTTAATACTGGTGGACCGTATGCAAGGCTAGTGGCAACAATACCCATTATCCAACTCTAAAAACCGACATTTGGCCGTAATGCATTTGAAAATTCTCAGAATTACTTGCATGACCATTCTTAACCTGAGCAAGAACGTCTGTATAAGTAGTGTGACCAGTGGTATCAATTATTCCAGAAGCAGATACCATATTCTCTAAGGTAATAACCACTCTTTGAACAGCAGCATCATAACCGGGGTAGACAACGGAACCACCAGTATCCTGAGTTGCGATTCTGAATGTCCATATCACGGTATCGGTGCTGGTTTGTGCAAAACTTATACCAAGATTAACCATAAAGAATCCTTTATCATATATCCTGATATAGTCGTTCGCAAAAGAGGCGTCTGTTCCTACGGTTGTTGCAGACACAGTTCCTGTATCATCTTGTGCGTCAGCCCCAGCAGTATTTTTGTTCCAATCTATTGTCGCGGTTGCTAACGATGCAACTGCCTGACTAGCTGGTGTACCTGATTTAGCACATATAGTTGCATATCCACCCATCCCAGATTCAGTAAATTGTCTAACCATCTGCGCGGTAATAGCGCCTGTCGTATTATCAGCAAAGCTAGTCCCAGTTAGAACTGATCTTTCCTTCCTTAGTGCTGTTGGTGTTCCCATTATCCATACTCCACATTAAATGCGCTTCCAAACGCGCTATCTTTATTTAGAAAAAACATAGTTTCTCCATCCTCCAGTGTTCCTGTTACTACAGTAAAATAGACGTACCCTTCCGCGTCTGAGGTAGAAAAAGTACCAGCCTCATCATCTCCAGTTATATCTTCAACGCTAACTTGTAATATTGAACCTACAGCCCCGCTCGTCTCACCTTTTACCAAATCTCCTTTAGAAGGGATCTGCATATCAAATGCACTACTGAAGGCGCTGTCAAATACAGAATCCCTAGAAGTTCCAACAGTAAATGGAATCCTATAATAGGTAATCTCAGAAGGAAGAGTCTGACCGTCAAATCTTTCATAACCGTCTATCCTTCTATAGCGTCCACGAATATCAATCTCAAAATTATCTGCAGCTACCAACTCTCCCGGCTCCAGCGCCAAAGAAGGATCCACCATATTTACTCCACCTTCAAACGGAAAATATGTAGATTGCAACCTACTCGGCTGAATATCTCGTTTTCTTAACTTGCTCATTCTGGTCTTACCACAAAATTAAATAAGTCTTGAGCGGTAGCCATTCTTCTATTTTTCTGAGTTGGAAGTTGATCGGCTTCTAACTTATCAAGCAAGTCCTCGAACTGAGCAAGAGCACCAGCCATGATTTCTGGAGCATCTTCATTCTCTGCATAATACATCTTTGCTCTTGCTATAATAATCTGCTGGAACCTAGGGGGTATAGCAGATACATCTGCATCTGCGGTCATTACGGTAGGGGTCGCCCAGTATTCTGTAGAAACAACTGTAGCTGAATTTGGAGTTGGATATAAATCAAGAGTATTATCCGGTTTCACACTAAACACTTCCGGAACATCAGAATCAACTGTTCCATACTTATATGTATCCCTATATTCATTCCAAGGAAGAAATTCTAATACTTGATAGGTAGTAGCAGATTTATCCCACACTATAGAATCTAATTTCCAATTTCCTAATGTACTAGGATAACCAGTATTACCGGATGTGAGCGTAGACGTTCCACTTATCGCTGTTACACTAGCCTCACTCCAAAGAAAATCCCAATCAAACCACCTACTTTGAATATCTTGATCTGCATTCGCAATATAGCGAACAACTGCATTCTCTTCTTCAGAGAGGCTTGATGAATCTACAGCAGAAGGGCCGCTCCCGGGGATGCCCACATCTCTAGCCATATCTTGACATAAAACTAAGTATGTACTCATTAAAGGTATCTCAATATATCCGTTACTACAGCATTTGGTTTAATGTTAGCGGCGCATATAGCGCCGCCCGTTTCTTTATCTCTTTTGCATGTGCTAAACCCATAGTGCATCTTGTGGCATGGAAAACAAAAATCTTCGTAATAATCTGGTTCTAAAGCAGTAGTATTTTTCCAATGCTTAGACAAGTTCTCATGAGAAGAGTGGGAAAGCATTACAGTCTTATGACATTTTAATGTGGAAGCAGCATTTAATACTCCAGTTTCAGGGCCAATTACAATAGCGCAGTGATCTAAAAATGCTAACGTATTACGAATAGACCACTTTGCTGATTTTGTAATAACCCTCTTTTCTTTTTCCCATCCAACCTCTAAGATTTCACACAACGCATCCCCAACAGTGATAAAAGATACATCAGATCTATTTAACAAAATCCTAGATATTACAGCGTCAGTCCAAGGATATACCTTATGAACAGACGATCCAGATAAGACCCACATAATAACGTGTTTGGATTTAATTCTTTTGCGTCTCGATCTAGCCCATTTCTTTTCTTCAAGAGTTGGATAAAATCTAGGATAAAATTTATATTCCAACCCCGCAAGATCATGGGTGCGTTCCATGTAATTTACATTACACTTAGCATGTATTTCTTCTTTTGGAAGATTATAATCCGGCGAACCTTCTACAAGAGTCTTATGCCCTCTAAGCATTTCAACTCTTTCCGCAGACAATAACAGAGACTTTTCAATAGATTCAGAAAGCTGAATAAACTTATCGAAACATGGTTTCAGTAGTTCCCAATACTCTGTTAAACAATCATTTGGAACCTGATCTGTTTTCTGAACAATAAGCTCATCAACATTAGGATCGCTTTCTAAAATTTCCTTTCCGCGCTCACTAACATTTACACAAACACGGTATCCCTGTTTTTTAAATAACGGGAACAACGAGGCAACTTGAATCATGTCTCCCATTCCCCCGTACCTTACAACACAGACAGTCTTTTCTGTCCTTTTGCCTCCAAAGTCTTCGAGACTTAAATCGTCCCATTCCTTGGACGGCAGTTCAATTATTTTCAATTAAAAGTCAAGATTCCAAGAGCCAACCATCTCTCCTTCAACATTAGCCATGTTATTGGATTGCTTCTGTGCTCTCATAAAATCCTCAGTCCTCTCATCTGACATTTCTGCTGTGGTATAGTAGCCTCGACCGGCAGCGGTAGTGTGTCCATACGACTCTTTAGGAGACGTTGGCTGTACCCTACCAAATACATAAGCAGAAACTTCGTTAATTTTTCCCATAGCTCCTCCGAAGGATTAGGGGGGGCGAACCCCCCCTTTCCTAATTTATTAGTCAAAAGTAAATTTACCACGATCCGTGGAAATAGACTTGTGAACTACACCCATAGGCATCTGATTTGGTCCATGAGAGGCCAAAGCAAGAGACGCTAAAGTCTCTTTACTTACGTCCTCTAACGAAGACAAACCATTCGCAGGGATTTTACCGCTTGCGGTATGTTTTGCTGTCATAATGACCTCCTAATACCATTCTACAACGACATACGGATATCCCTTACCGGCAGGTGTTCCGCTGTCAGCAGCCGCTATCTGAGTACACTCAATTTGCGTATCTGCCGGAAGCGCCTGAGCAATAATAGCGTCCGTGTCGTCTTGAATATTAAAAGTATCGGTAAGCGCGGTTGCATCGGCAACCTCCAGAAGAGCGTAAGCATCTGCATCTCCTGTAGTACCAATTGCCACCCCAGCTGTGGGAGCCGTATCATCTTCGAAGGTCTCAGTTACAAAAACACCTACGTCAATCAACATTCCCTTCTTCCCAGTTGGGCCTTTGAAACTCCAAGCAGTACCAGTACCAGCACCAAAATCCTGCTCAACAGGATTTATAATTGTAGTAGTAATTGGATTACTATAACTCATAATAATATCCTCCTTATGCGGCGCTATCCCAAATCACAATACGTGACTGGGCTGCTTGTGTATGTACGATACCGAATCCGCCTAGATAGTACCAAGCGATTCCACGATCACGACCATAGTCACCCGGAATTTTACCCCGAATTTCTTCTGGTACAGCGACCGCTTCTGCAACAGTATCCTCCCCGAAGAAGACCACCCAGTCAGACAAGCCCTTAGTCCAAGCAGTACCAGCAGTACCGATACTTCCCTTAGCTTTAAAGGTTTGTTCAACAAAACGGACTCCATCGTACCGACCAATTTCCCCATTCATGATCATACGGAACCCTTGATCAACATACTGCTTGATCGATTCAATATCATCTACGAATGCACGGAAAGTTGTAGGCCATGCGATGCAATAATAGTCATCACCCGTATAAGCCGGGATATTACGTTCTTTCATCACATCGACAATTGACTTCACATGCTCCTTACCCATTGCAAGCGTGTTAGTAATAGTGCAGGTTCCGTCAGTGGTCAAAGTGACCGCAGACGTATCCGTACCACTAGTAGGTGCCACGCGCAACACCGCAGCATTAAACTGCGCAGAAGCGAGATTATCAAAAGCCTTTTTAGCGTCGGTTTTCAACACCTTCCTGATAACTTCGGCCACGGGTTGCTCGGAAAGGTCATCCAATTTACCAGTCCACGGAACAGAGTTACCTGCTTCCGTAATGGTCATTGTACCTTGAGCAATCGTGAAGGAAGTTTCCGGAATAGTATTAGTTTCAACGAGCGTAGAACCTTGGGTTCCAACATCGCTGAACACGTTCCAGTGAAATGTATCACCTCGATGTAACCCTTGATGGGCTGCATCTTTGACATCACAGAACTGTCTAAACTTGACAATAGGCTATACTGCCATCCTCAGTTGACGACTGAGGTTTAAGGCATACATATAACCACCGGAGGTGTTAACTGACCATACTTGTCCAGCCATTTTTACTACCTCCTAATTGTTATAAAATTTGGCCTCGCGCCTCCTTCATTTCGTGGATAATATCAGCAGCAGTTTGAGGTGCTGCCTCATCTTCTCCAATCTTTGAAGAACGGCTGGCCGCCTTTGGGTGTTGCACAATTCTTTTCTTGCGGCTCACCCTTTCATTTTTATCGGGAGAAAGATTATCTTTCGCCCACTGTCGAGTTGATTTTGCAGCCTCTTCCATAATCTGTTTAGGATTCCAATCAGGATTGTCCCGGGTAAGGAATATAGTTCGATTATCCGCGATTGAGCGTAACTCTGCCGAGTTAGCAACGTCAGGGTACTCAGAATCAAACCACTTTACTGCATCTTCAAGTGATTTCTGGTAAGCGTATTGTTGCTCTCTCTGCGACTGCGCTCTTTGCTGCGCCATTGTTCTACTTAGAACTTTTTCGACTACCTCTTCAACATTTTGGGTAGCAGGTTGACCGCGCCCTCTTGTCAGAGAATTAAACAATTCTGCGGCTTTATCCGCATCATCTTCATACAGAGCCTCATGATACTTCTTAATTAAATCAGAAGAATCTTTTGATTGCCCTTCTTCAGGTGCCGCGTCTTTCGATGGCGACGGTTGAGTTTCCATTTGCTGAATATAGGCATTTAGTTGTGCCTCACGGGCAGACAACCTTTTTCCATATTCAGCGGCTTCTTCAAAACGCTTTTGTGACGCTTTGTCTTTTTGGTGAGAAGATTTAAGATCCTCAAAAGGTACTTCAACATCCTCACCATCTATTTTAATAGTAGTGAACCAAGAATTTCCATCTTTCCAAACTGGACCAGCCTCGATTTCTACTTCCTCTGGAACATCTTCAGAAGGAAGAGACTCATTGATTTCTTCCTCAAACTCCTCATTGCGTTTCACCTCAATGTCCCGCATTGTTTGTTCACGCAGGGATATAAATTCTTCTTCTTTAGATTCCTCTTCAGATTCTTCTTGAGGTTCCTCTTTATATCCTTCTCTCATTTCTTGTTCAGTTGCATCCTGTTCTTGGGTAGCATCTTTATCAGCCATGTTTTAATTTTCCTTCATATATCACCCGCGTCTCTATACTTT